GCCATTAGCAGCGACGATTTTATTATCCTTGTGCAGCTCTACTACTTCTTCGTTACGTAAATATCCGCCTCTAATAATATCGTCAATCGACATTTTATTAGAGATCTCGCCAACCAATGTTTCTGGTGAGATATTGTACTGCTCGATAAGCTTAGGATACAGAGAGTTTAAGTCGAAAGAGCAGACATTCTTATACATTCCTGGCTTCGGATCTTTTACGAAAGCTCCAGTAATAGGAGCATCCTTATTCTGAACCTTAAGCTGAGGAATTACAATATTCTGCTTGATGAGCTGATTATGGATAATAACATCCCACAAGCGCACCGACGTGAATACGTCAATATAGTTGACTTTTGTCGTATATGCAATCGCAAGCGCCTGGTCAATTAAACGCATCTTTACATCGAGTTCGTAGACAAGATCAACGTCGCGAATGTTATAATCAAAAAATAGCTTAGGATTTTTCTCATATAATCCGTGCAAGCTTTCATACTGAGAGTAATCTAGCTTCTGTTTACCGAGTTCTTGGTGCGCGATAAAATCAAGCTTATAGCTTTCATGCTCACGGAACGTAAACTTACGAAATAGTTCGAGATAATCAAGAGTTGCAATACCTACTAGACCATACTGTGTTGTTTCCTTACCCTTATAAAAGAAGGAACGCTCTTCAATAATTTTCCATGGTGATAGTCTCTTAACATCCTGGTCGCCAACTACGCGCCGGATTCTATTTACCAGATACGGAATATCGAACCCTGAGATGTTCCATCCAGTTACAATATCCAGATCAAGTCGCTCCCAGATAGAGAGAAACTTTTCAATAAGTTCAAGCTCATTCTTACATTTAATGTAATTTACACGCTCATCATCTGGTGTATAATCTTTCAATCCCAATACAACCATTGCATCATCTTTACGCACGGATATAGCAATGATTTCAGCTGCAGCTTGCGTTGCAACCGGGAAACCATTTTTAGAATCGACTTCGATATCGATCATACCTACGCGAATATCACTCTTGTTAAATGATATGTCGTCTGGATAGTAGTCGTTTAGAAAAACGTATTGAAATAGATTTGAGCCGTATATCTTAAAATTTTCTACGTCTTTGTAGCGCTTTATAAAATTACGCGCTTCGTTCATATTTTCAAAATCGAGGCGAGAAACAGGTTCTCCAGCCAGCGTATGAAATTGTTCTGCTTTTTGAGACGGTACAAAAAGATAAGGACGGTACTTGATCTTTTTATGAACCCGTTTGCCGTCCTTATAACCACGCAGCAATATATTTTCAAAATGCGCGTGTATGTTTGTGTAAAACTCCATAATAATTCCTCATAGTATTTGATATTATACTATAATTGATTTCGCAATATTATACAACTCTTTTCTTTGAATAATGGCATGTTGACCACCATTAACGACACGCGTTGCACGCTCAACATTTTCAGTATCTGCAATACTATTCAAGCCGTTAGTATCCCAGAACCATAGGCTTGCTAGGACGCAGTTTTCAGGGTATTTTTTACCTAGTAGATCTGGATTATTAACAAAATCAATACCAAGGCCTGCAGAAGCAGCGGTGTAATTATTTTTACCAGTCAGCTGGATAAGTCCGCGGCCGCGATATTTGTAACCATCACCTGACGCTTCATTTCCATTACCCATACGATTTGCATAGACGCGAGAACCAATTTTTTCTGGCTTACCGACATAGTCGTATACATTACCCCAATTAAAATATCGAGGAAAGATTTCAATCATACGACTAGGAGTAGTATAATTCAAATTTTCCTCGACACGTTTAAGATGTGACGACTCAACACCAATCTGAGCAAAAAACATCCATAGTCTAGCAGGAGTATCTATTTGATATTCAGGTAGATATCTTTCAAAATATGGAAAATACAGATCTACTGCATCTTTAGAAAATGGGTAAATAGAGTAAAGATGCTCTCGTGTTAAGTCGTACATGGTTAATCCTTCTTAATGTATGAGGCTTTTCGACCTCGCGTATCCAACTTCTTAAATCCTGACTTAAGAATAAATTCTTCTTCAACTAGCCCATGATTATAATCATGAATATCATCAAATACCCACACACCACCTACAGCAGTTCTCGTACCAAAGAATTCAATTTCCTTTTCTAGTGATGATACATCATGTGGACCATCAAAGTGTACGAAAGAGTAAACGTTTTCAATAGTCTTAAACTCATTGTATACTGGCACACCGTCGCTAAAGCGCTTAAAGAATTCCGTATCTTCCATATTGAAAAAATAAAAGTTAATCTTCTTTAACTTTGCATAGGTATAGATGTTAGGAAGCGCTTCATCGCGCATATCATTAGTGTAGTCTAGACGCTGTACTACAAAATCGTTAGGTTTATATTCAATATTACCATATGGATCAATTGCAATATGTGTCTTTTTAATGCCAAGTTCAGCAAATGAATCTATAATAACTTTAGTTCCGCCGCCGCGACGTAAACCAATCTCACATGATATACCATTAACATTTGCAGAAGCTTTCACACCTTCTGCAATTACGTCGTAATTTTGGCTATCACCTGGTAGGTCAATAATATTCAACATTCTAAATCACCTTTTTTAACAGTTCTTCAATCTCTTTTAGTACGTATCTTTGTACTTCGCGTCGACTTAATTGCGATAAAACTTTATCTTCAATTTTAATGCTTACTGCTAATTTACCTTTATAGTAAAGCGCAAGCACAACATCCTTTTCATCCATAATTTAATTATTTTTTACCTATACTATACTTAGTAACTAACTGCCATTCAGACTTTTCTCTGTAAGAGATGATTTTAATCTGATTGAGTGGCGTTGATGTTTCTGTTTTACTTCGATCAACAATTGTCAGAAGACCCCACTGCTCAAGCAGGTTGCAAATCGCGTTACGTCTTTGCAAATCTTCTTCTGTAATAGTAGTAGGTTTACCATCGAGAGCAAATAGCTCTTTAAAATGTACGATATAGTAACTACCCTGCTTGTGTAGTATATGACACGATTGGTAGAGCATCTTTTCTTTCTTGGATGCAATACCAATACGAGTTAAGGTTTCTTTAACCTTTAGAAAATCTTCTTCTTTACGTAGGGTAATTTTGACAAAATCTTTTACGTCTCCCATTTACCGCTTCCCTTTAATTTCTTTTTTATCAATTCTTTTTGCTCTAGGGTTAGCAACGGTAACACTGCACGGGCTTTTTCATACGAATAATTGTAATACGTGCGTATCATATCTAACTCACTATCATTTTGCTTTTTATACCATTTCGCAAAACGTTTGCGTGGTGGTATAATATTTAGATAAAAAAGATACTGGCTATTTTTAGATAACGTATTATATAAATTCATCTCGTTTGCGTACATGACGCAATCGATCATATTACCTATACCACGGTTAATAATGAATGGAACATATGCTGTTTCAATATCTTTCCACTCAAGATTATTTTTCGTATAGAATACGTTATTGATAATATCAAAAGGTGTCATTTGAAAACCACATTATTCATAAGTTCTACAATACAGGCAAGCATGTTAAGTTGCTGATCAGCAACGAACGCAGCCTTATATTGATACTCAGCAAGAATTACTACAGCGCCAGGTACCGACTTGTCAGTAGTCTTAGGTGCAAGTTCCGTGATAAAATTGCTATAGAACTGCTGAAAATCAACATTTGATTCTGCAATCCACTGACGTATTTCATTGAACTTCTTCGCCTTAATGAAATCAATCAACGGCTTAAAATTACCATCTGTAGCGCCTAGAATACCAACATCCAGGGTTTTGTTATGAGAAGTCCATGCCTGAATCTCATTCAACATACGTCGCATGTCAGGGAAAAACTTGAGAATAACCTCACCCAGAACCTGGTCGTTAGTAACCTTGATATTTTCCTTTGCAAGGATGCCCTTGATATTATTGAACATCTCAAGTGCTAGGTCTGCCTTTTCCTTCGCATCAATAACGAAGTTAATTGTAGTAGCACGTGAATGTAACTCTTTAATAATCTTCTGCGGATAATTACATGTCAGAATAAAGCCGCAGTTAGCAGAGAACTCCTCCATGAAATTACGTAGCGCAGGCTGCGTAGAGTTTGGATTCAAATAATCTGCTTCGTCAAGAATGACGTACTTACGAGCGCCTGTGAATGAAATAGATGATGCAAACATCTTAATCTCATTACGCAGCGTATCGATATTACCGTTCATAGAACCGTTAATAATGATGTAGTCAGAGCCGATCTGCTCAAGCATTGCTCGCGCAATAGTAGTCTTACCTACACCTGGCGTACCCGTCAGGATTAGATTTGGTACATTTCCTTGATCAACAAATGACTGGAATACATTTTTTAGCTTTGACGGTAGAATACAGTCAGCGACTTTACGTGGCCGAAACTTTTCAACAAAAAGAAACTCTTCCATTTTATAATTCTCACTTCACCATATCACATGCAATAAAATACTCAAGCTTTTCATTTTTGAAATGAATAAATCTCGAGTCTTGGCCAATCGTACATTCGTATTGACGAGGTAGTAGCTTAAGCTTTTCTATTTCAAAGGAACATCTGCATTCAATATTAGGATCAAACCTACCAATATTTACCTTATACGCGTCTCGGTTTGCTTTCTTAGCATCGCCTGCATATATGTTACCTTTACCACCGCTAATTTCAACGATGACATTAGGCAACTGCATAACGTTGCACGCTTTAATAATCTGCATGACGTTATCCAGAGAAAATTTAGCAACAGGAGATACGATTGGAATATCTTTGTAAGAAGAACCATTAATCATTGTTGGTTCTGAAAAAGTATATAATACTTCACTGCCATCGTCACCATTAATGACGAGCTGTTCAGAAGTAAAATTTACAATGTTTGGGTTTGAAACAAGAGACAGGGTTGCTAGAAATCTACTCAAATCGTAGATTGCAAAATCTCTTGGAAACGTCTCTTCAACAACCGCCTTACTATAAACATGTTTAGCAGGGTGTGTTATTGTGGAAATAACATTACCCTGCTTGAACAGCATTGACGGATTTATTGTTGCGTAATTACGCAGAATCTCTAGAGTTTTTTCGCTTAACTTCATAATAATACACCTCAATATACTAATTGTCTGAGAAATTATATTCTAGTCTCAGACAATTAATTAATCAAGTTTTTGTATTACTTTTTTAGCTTTGAAGGATCAGCGGTTGGGTTAGCACCGATAGCAGCAATATCAGCAAGAGAACCACCAAAGATATATGATCCAACGTGCTTAGTCTGCATCCACGGGCACAGCCATACCTTTCCACCAGCCTTGCGTACGTTCTGGCAGAACATATAATCTTCTGAGAGATATCGCTTAGTTTCTGGATCGATAATACAATCAAAGTATGCCATAATTTCACGTGAGCCGTCAAAATTATCTGAGCGTACATGATCAGGCTTGTATCTCTGTGTCGGGTAAGCTTTATCATAAGCCTCAAAAACAGAGCGCTTAATCATCATAAAACCTGTGCCAGATTCTAGAACTTCTGCAGGCTCGTTTAATGGAATTGATCCATTGTTGTTAGGAGCTGGGTTAAAGACGTAATCGCCCACGAAGTTTTCTAGAGTATTAGGATTGTTATCTGCAAATCCGCGATTGACAGCTTCTTTAATCTTTTCCCAAGAAATACACTTTTTTGGATACGGAGCACATAGAACGTCATATGGACTATCATCTGACTGTAATGCTAGCATTGTCAGAACATCATCTGCAGCGAACCCGATATCTGAGTCGATAAAGAGTAAGTGTGTAGCGCCCGAACGAAGGAATTCATCCACGCAGTAGTTTCGAGCGCGGGTGATAAGACTTTCGTTAAATAAGAAAAATTGCTTAAGATCAATGCCATGACGTACGCAAGTAGCGGTAAGCTCTGCTACAGATCTACAATACATTCCAGCACATGCACCACCATACATTGGGGTAGCTAGAAATATAGATCTCTTACGTAGCTCATCTGCAGTAATACTAATTTGCATTATATAATTTCCTAATCAATTCAAAGGTTGAGATGATGATAATTTATGTAGGCTTCTTGCAATGTATTTGAAAATATTTTAAAATGATATTCAATAAAATTTTATCGAGGTTTTATGAAGAAGCTTACGAAAGCCCAGCAATTAGAACAAGCTAAGAAGAAGCATGAGTCTTTTCTCCTTAAACATAACGTTCATCCTACGCAGCTGAAACCCAGGAAAAAAGACAAAATAGTGCTTGCAGAATGGTTAGAAAAATTCTATAATAAGCTTGAGACTAAACAGACAGATAAAGTATTTCAAGAAGTTAACCCCGAAGCTACGGCTGTACGTGGTATATTTGCCAATATGCATAAAGAACCTAAACATGTTCAGAATGCAATTTTGGTCAAGAAATCTCGTGTAGCACCTCTGTATAACAAGGGTGGACTTCAGCTTATGTCTGAAAAAGAAGATTTAACTCAAATTGGTAATAGAACCAGGAGACCGTAAGTGAGACAGTTCCTTCATCTTAAGGAAACTGGTAATAGCTATATCCGTGTTTGTGATCCAGGTCTGGATAAGGATGATGTGCGGGCGCTCGTTTTCGACGACGTGCGGCCGGGGTTCTATAGTTTTGTGTCTCTAGGTAATGCATGCATGTTCGTGCATTTGGACTACATCAGCCACTCCCTTATTGACCTTGCGTCATGGGATAAAATGCAGGATGCCAGTGTAATTAATTATACTGGTCAGATCGGCATTTTTAATGATGATTATTATCCTAAAAATACTGGATCATTTAAAAATCCAAAGTCCTTTTATCGTCGGTGCTGCGATATATCTCTAGCAGATAATGGCAGAAATCGTCTGTGGAAGAATGAAGAGAAAATGGATAAGGTAATTGGTTACGCTGTTGGGTGTAACGTTTACGAATATCCAATGCCGGTTTACGTCCTCGAAGATGAAGGTATGTTTTGCGGTATCCGTGTACAAATGATAGATGAGAGAAAAATTCCAAATGAATGAGAAGCCTTACCGCACTGTTAAGCTTTACTTTGCTAACAAGATTCCAGTAGACGTCTGGACGACTGTTAAGCAACGGTATGGGTATCCGTTTGAGCAGCATTTTACTCATCTACAGCTCCCTGAATCTCGTATTGAGCGAGCTTGGGAAGAAATGAATGGATATTCTGATCCTGTAATTAATAAGTGGTTTCTAGCAAATGGCTCTAAGTATGGCGATTTAGTTATCATAAATACAGTCTAATGTTAATTATTTTATAGGTGTTTAATGAATGAAGACAGAAGTTTTAGGGAGGCATTTAATTGCTGACCTTGTAGGTTGCAATTTAGAGTCTTGTTGTAATGGAGAAGACACTTATAAAGCGTTAGAGCAAGCTGCGGTAGCCGCAGGTGCTACTCCTCTTAAAGGCGATTATCATGGCTTCGGTGAAGGCTTCGGCGTCACCGGAGTTATTATATTAGCCGAAAGCCACATATCGTGGCATACTTGGCCAGAGAAAAACGGATACGTTGCTCTGGATATTTTTATGTGCGGAAAATGTGATCCTCGTGATGCTATGCCGCTTATTGTGAATTATTTTAAACCAAAAAGCATAACAATAACTGTCTCGGAACGAGGAATTTAAAAATGAAAGATACTACATGGGGTTGGCATCACGCATTGGACTGCTATGCGTGTGACAGAGCTGCTATTACAAGCCGCGAACAGATCGCTGCATTTTCAAAGGCGCTTGTTGAAAAGATCGATATGGTCGCATACGGCGCTCCAGTAATCGAACACTTTGCAACGCATGATGCAGAGAAGGCTGGATATTCTCTCGTACAGCTGATCGAGACATCAAATATTTGTGGTCATTTCTGTGATTCTACAGGTGATTGCTATATTGACGTTTTCTCTTGCAAGCCTTTCAATAAGGAAGATGTTGTTGCTGTGATTAATGAATTTTTTAATCCAAAGAACATTACCGAACATTGGATTGTTAGAACGGCGAAGCCATAATGCATTACCAATATAGAGCGACCCTGATTAAAGTAGTCGATGGAGACACTATCGATGTTAAAGTAGATCTTGGATTTCATATTTTCCAGGAAATGCGTTTACGTCTAGCTGATATTAATACACCTGAGCTGCGATCTGCTGATCCAGCTCAGCGTCTCGTTGCTAATCAAGCGCGCGATTTTGTGCAGAGGATGTTTGATCTATATGGTCATGAAATGATCATTAGCACTGATAAAGATCGTACTGAAAAGTATGGTCGTTATCTTGCTACTGTTCATTTACCTGGTAGAATAGGCGATGAATCACTCAACCAACTTCTATTAGAGAATGGATTGGCATCACCTTATAAAGGTTAAATATTATGGATAATAAAGTGTATTATATTACGGATAAGGTGATTGATTCGTTTACCGGTAAATATAGATTTCTATCCAATTTTTACCCCGTTAACGTTAAGTTAGACGGGGTAAATTATCCATCAGTAGAGCATGCTTATCAAGCAGCAAAAACGCTAGATGAGATTAAACGCGCGCGTATTCGCGTAGCTAATTCACCTGCAAGAGCTAAACTTCTTGGTAGTAAATTAAAGCTTCGAGATGATTGGAAAAATATTAAAATTCCTATTATGAGGCAATTGCTTACACAAAAATTTAATCCAGAAGTAAATTATAACCTTTGGGTTAAGTTAATGAATACTCATCCTCATGATCTAGTTGAAGGTAACTACTGGGGAGATATTTTTTGGGGTGTTTGTAATAATAAAGGCTGTAATCATCTCGGTAAACTATTAATGTCTATACGTGATTATTATTTAAACAGACGTTATTATGATACATCGACTAGCGGATTATTGTCCATTACTCAATAAGGATTTTAAAAATGGTAGCAAGAACAGGATTACAGAAGTACGGTAAAGGTCGACGAAAAGTCGGCTCCAAGAAGCGTAGAAAGCGTCGTTTGAATCGTAAGTAATGAGATAATATTATGATGAATATTGATGAAATTTTTATGGGTATGCCTGAGGGTATATCTACTTTAGTTATTTCGCAACCTTACTGTAAGTTTTGTGATAAAGCTAAGAATATTTTAGTCGAGAAAAATATACCGTTCCTTGAGTATTGCGTTGGTATTGATTTGACAAAAGAAGAAGCTTCAACTTTAACAGGAATGAATACGCGCCCCGCCATCTATATAAATGGTGAGCTGATTGGTGGCTATACACAGCTGCTTCGACATTTAACATCTTAAAGGTTTTATTATGGAACTAAAAATTATTGATACTCCAGAATCTACTAGTGAGCCGCTACCTGCGTTGGGTGGCACAGAACTTATGATGCAATGGTTAGAGTCTAGAATTGAGCCTGACCTTCTCAGTAAGTTTCAAATTATTCCTACTCGAGTGCGTAAGTTAGACGACACAAAGAAAAAGATTCTTTGGATTCACGATCTATCTGGTGATCCAGAATGCACTCATCTACAGTATGAGAAGTCACGTGAACGATTTGATAAGATCGTATTCTGCTCTCACTGGCAGATGCAACAGTTTATTGCACACTATAATCTACCGCTAGACAACAAGATTACTGTGTTAGAAAATGCTGTAGAACCTTTCCCTATACACGATAAGCCAAAAGACGTTATTAGGTTAGTTTACTTTACTACACCTCATCGCGGTCTGCAGCTGCTCTATCCTGTATTTGAAAACCTCGCGACGCTGCACGATAACATCGAACTTGATGTATTCTCATCGTTTAAGATTTACGGTCGACCTGAATCAGATGAGCCATTCAAGGAAGTGTTTGATAAACTAAAAGCGCATCCCAAGATTAACTATCATGGTACCGTATCAAATGCTGAAATTAGAGAGCACCTGAAGAAGTCTCATATTCTTGCATACCCTTCGATCTGGCCAGAAACTTCTTGTATCCAGTTGATTGAGGCGATGTGTGCTGGTCTGCTTTGTGTGCATCCAAATTTTGCTGCATTACCGGATACAGCGGGTGGTATGACTGCGATGTATGACTTTAACCAGGATCCTAACATTCACGCTAATCGTTTCCGTAATGTTTTGCATGATGTTATTACAAACTTTAATGCTGCTCCCCTACAGGATATGATTAAGTTTGGAACTACTTACGCAAATGTTCGTTATAACTGGAATAGACGAGCGCTTGAGTGGAAAGCATTGCTTAAGACAATGTTAGAAACCTAAAAGAAAAGCCCCGAAAGGGGCTTTTTTATTATTTGTTATTTGGGCTTGCTTTTGCAGCCAATACTTCTGCAGCTCGACGAGATTGCTTGATCTTTTCAAGTCTATCCTCTTTAGCCTTATTGCGTGGTGTATTCTTGTTAGCAAAATATCCAGCAGTGTGTGAAGTGCCTGCAACACGCTCGCCACGTTCCAGATAATCAACCTCATTAACTTCGGTATTTTCTTTCAGGCCTTTTTCAATTTTTGGTCTAGTAACAACTGTTACATTATTACCATTACGGTCAATGTGATGCTTCTTAACAGTCGCTGTGATTTTGAACTCTTTATGCTCCGGTGAAGCGCTTGCAGGATGTGTATTTTTCAGATGATGATCCATTACTTCTTTTGGAGGAGTACCGAAATGATGAAGAAGATGGCCATCTTTTGTCTTAAATACTGACATATGCTGATCTGGGCCGCCGCGCGGCCCAAACGGCGCCGGGCCCAGGTTATGCATACGTTCAAGCTTAGCAGTAAATGTGTGCTTTTCACCAACCTTACCCTGATGCTGTGATACCATAACAGGTGCATGACCAGCTTCTGTTTCATGCTCGTGTTTTACTTCAACACCTGCTGGGCGTTCCCATATCTTTTGCGTCTTCTTTGGATCAAGCTGATGGCCAGATTCGCCAAGCTTGTAAGCAGAATGTACACCATGTTTATCCATCAAGAATACTTTATGTGATGTACGTGCACCTCTACCGGCGCGATAACCTTGCGCAGACCAACCACCCATATCCATGTGCACAGTAGTATGCAGCATATGTGAGTGTTTATTAAGATCGATTGGAATACCTAGGCCTTTATAATGATCTTTTGCTTTATCACCCCAGTTACCATCTTGATTTGGATCGCCATGTAGTGAATTTGCACGACTCTTTACAAAATGCCCTTGAGCTTCTGATTTAAATAAACCATTATTATTCTTCATTAGTGAATGAAGAGATTTATTCATATCATCATCAGATGCATAAGCCTCAATAAGCAAATCTTCAATTGCTTGAAGCTCTGCTTCTGTATGCTCTTTGATAAATTCTTTATATCTGATCATTTTAATTATACCTTAAGTTAATCTTCATTAGAAAGATTTGCAAATTGATCGCGGTTTGCTCTACCAATTCGTTTAAAATTAGACGTTTTAATTCTACGATTAATTCCGAGTGGAATATTCCATCCTGGATGCGTGTCTGGAGGGAAAGATACGTATGAATATTCTTTTCCATGACTAGTTAAAAATCCACGCTGTCCTTTTTTTAAGGATGGTAACTCACGACCTGTTACATGTACTTCAGTAGGGTGGTCATCTTGTAATTCACCGTATACGTGAGATCCTTTTGGATCATGTGTTAAATTATGCATACTATCCGAGGTCCACTTAGGGCGCTTTTTATTAGCTCGACCTGCGCGCTTACTAAGGATAGGGATGTTATTTTTTGTTAAATTAACCTCACCTATAAATTCTTTATAACTAATCATCGAGTTTCCTAATATTTGATTTACGGATTTTACATGCAATCCAATTATTATAGTATTTATCAGATTCAAGAACCTCACGAGAAAACTGTTCTTTAGCTTCAAGGTATGTCATCTGCGATTTAGACACACAAAACCAGAGAACTTCTCGCTCGAAATTCTCTGGCCCATATTTTGAAATGTCGCTTAGAAGCTCATCTGAGGAGCCCCAATAATCAGCCCATCCAGAATCTTTATACGTGATTCGACGGCGTTTTTGGTTTTTTAACGGCTTTAACTTCTTCTTATTATTGAAGATTTTTTTACCGATATACTTTCTATCGTTAACCTTGTTAGTTATAAGATATACGAACCCACAATAACCAATTGGTGGCTCACTTACAGGTGAACCTTTGTACTTCCACATTACATGCCTCAAGAAAAGTTATACTATCGTTTAAACGGTATTTATCCCGATAGATAACTTTTTTGATTCCGCTAGCCTGTATAAGTTTAGCGCAGCGGGGGCATGGATTATGAGTTACATATAATGTCGATCCGTTTGCTGATTCAGTTGAAGCTGCAAGTTTAGAGATTGCATTTTCTTCAGCATGTAATACTTCAGGTTTTGTATTACCTTCAGCATCTTCACATTCATTAGACCAACCAGGTGGCATCCCGTTGTATCCAATTGATATTATTCGTTTATCTTTAACTATAATCGCACCACATTTTAACCGTTTTGCAGAAGATAACTCCGCAAAACGAAAAGCCGTTTCCATGAAAGCGGCATCCCACTTATCAAACATAATATTAATCGTGCTTCTTTACTACCATTAAATGCATACGAGCGCGACGCTTGACAGCTTCTGACGCTTTACCACCATAAGTGTCATGCTCATCTGCATGCGTTTCTTTATGATT